GTACGATTTACTGCTAAAAATTCGTAATCTCTTTTGTCTAAATTTGTTTTATTGATATCTCTTACATCAAACTTTAACATGCGTTTTTTTGCAAATACTCTAAGCTCTTTTAAAAAATTATACCAATCGTCTTGAATTGATTCTACTTGTCCATTTACAAAATCTTTTGCAACAATTACTGTAACACCATTTTCTTCATCGAGAGATACACTTACTTTTCCTAGTTCCATGCCTTTTGTTTTATAGGCAAATTCAAAAAAGCGAGCTTCTTCAGGTACATTTGTTACGGTTCCGTTTTCGTTGCCGATTTCTACGTCGGTGAAACGCCCACGTATTTTATTAAACATATCTGCTGCAAAATTATTAAACTTATTCATACTTATATTTATCAATAACTGCCACTAACAAAGATAGGCATGGGCATTTCGTAATCTTCTTCTGCGCCTGATTCCATCTGTGTAAATGAATTATAGATAGTAACATCCCAATCTTTCATTACTGTAATCATTCTAAGTACAAGCAACATCGAACTAACTAAGTCATCGGTGCCTCCAGGCTTTGCTTGATAACTACTACCTGTTGCAACAAATGCTTTTAGTTCACTTATAAACGGTTTACTATGAATAATTAATTTTTTATTTTCGACCATTGTCTTTAATCTACTACATGCGGTTACTTTTGCACTGTGTGTAGTATTAAAGCCTTTTCTAAATTTACGTACATGACCTTTACGCATTGGCTCGCTAATAAACATACCTGGTATATTTTCTTCGCCATGATCGTTAATTACAATTAGACATGCCTCGCCAATGCCATTGTTTTCTACGCTCCAGTATATACCACTGTCGTCGCCACGCTCTTTTGCTATGTAATCGCATATATCTTTTAGTACTCTAATCTGTCCTGGAATACTAGTTGTGTTGTGTTGCCATTCTGCTACTTGTATATAAGTTGGAAGTTCAACAACTTGTATTGCACTAAAATCGCCGCCTGTGCCCATACTAGGATCAAGTGCAATTGCATAATTCTTATCAGGTGAAATTTTTGTATAAAAACGAGTTTGCCCCATTTGCAGGGCAGGTGCAATGCCTTCCATTTCAGTTAGGTGCAATGAATTAATTAAGGTTTCATCGTATACTAAGAATTCACATCCGTACTCACGTCTAAAACGTTCTTCACCAATACGTCCAATTTCTTCTTCTTTCCATGCTTCATCTCTATCAGGATGCTCACTCCAGTGTGCAATAAAACTATGAAAGCCGTTTGAACCAACATCCGATTCATTGCCGTGTGCATCAAACTTTTCTTCTGCTTGTTTCCAGATCATAGCAAATGTATCTTCGTCACTATTTGGAGTGCTAGTAATAATAGCTCTACCACCAGTTGCTAGTGTAGGCGAAATTGAAGTCCAAAATTCTTCAGCAATATTTGGAGGCACAAATGCAAACTCGTCACAGTACAATAATGAAATACTCAAACCACGTCCTGTGTTGCCAGTTGTTGTTTGACTAATAATACGTGAACCGTTTTCAAACTCAATACTACCTTTATTATAACTAGTTACACCTGCTCTAATATGATTTGGACAAAGTTCGTACACATATCGTATACGCTGCATAATTTCTTGAGCACCTGTGTATTTGTGTGCAGCAATAAGTATTGTTTGGTCTGGATTAAACATTGCATACCAAGCTAGGTAGATACTAGCACACGTAGTCTTGCCTGTTTGTCTAGGCATCATGTTAATGTTAAAGCGATAGTTGTGATAACTGTGCATCAATCCTAACTGATATTCAAAAGGATCAAACAAAAGTTTGCCTTTTACAGGGTGTTGAATATGTGCAAATTTACGTGCAAAATATAGATACCCAGTATCAGGATCCATGCATGCCATCAAGTCTTCAACTTGCTCGTTTGTATATGTTTCTTGTTTATTGGCTTTTTTAATTAAAACGCCATCTAGTGAAGTTGCCATGTTAATATTTAGTCAAGAAAATAGCGCCGTTTGGCGCTATTGACTTATTGTATTTTTATTTCTTTTTAAACTGTGGAGGTACTACACCTTTTTTAGGCTTGCTGCCTGTACCTTTGCCTGCGTCTTTAGCGGCTTTTTTCATTGGCTCTTTTTTATCGCCGTCTTTGTCAACATCTAAGAAATCTGGCTTTGATTTCTTTTCACTAAGTGCTGCCCATAAACGATCTTTAATACTTTCCATTGCCATTGGATTGTCACCGCCTGCTGCTGGTGGATACATAGTTTTCTTTTTATGTAAATCATCACCACTTGGAAGTACTGCGTCTACATCCATGTATTCCTCTTCAGGCTCGTTGTCGTAATCTTCAACTTCGACTTCGTCGGCTACATCTTCGCCTTGTACACCCGACTGTACTGCTTGCAATGCTTGTAAAAGCTGTGCCATTTGGTTTGCGTCATTCATTTGAATATTGATTGATCCACCTTGATCCATTTGTCCCATCTCGGGTGGACATTCTGCAACCGGCTTATCAGCTGCATCCATTGCTCTTAATATATCTGCCATGCTACTCATTGTTTAACTCCCTATTGCGCTTTTGTTATTAGTAGGCTCTTCTAGAGGCTGTTCCATTTTGTAGCCACTATCAGCATCGTCTCTTTCTTTACGTGCTGTTTCTAATTCTTTTAACAAGTTCATTACACGATTTCCGCCGGCATCTTCTTGTGCTGACTCACCGCCCATGTCTTCTTGTGTTAATTTTGCTTCGTAAGGACCTTCGTCCTTTTCTTCTTGATATAGCTCTTGTTGTTCCAACGGACTTCTAACAATAATATGACTTGCATCAATTCTGCAACACTGTCCAATGTACTCTTGTAGTGTATCGCTAGTGCTTGGATATTGTAGTTCGACATCATAATAATGAACATCAATATTTTCTAGTTGTGGAAAATCCAACGGACGTTTTTGGATTGGTGTTTTTTTGCCTGCTGACATACTTTTTACAGCATATTTTTGTAAGCAAGATTTTACACTTTCCTCACACCCATCTGGAAGATCGCCTGCAATACCAATCTTAAAAGGATATACTTTGTGTGTTTCTAGTAAAATATTTTTAAATGTGTTCATTTTTGTTTTCCTGGCTATATGTTATTTATCGTCTTTCATGCCTTTTAACTTCTCTAAAAGACTATTACGATCGGTAACAACATATCCTTCGCCTTCTGACATTCCTGCAGGTGAAGAAAATGTATCAGCATCTGCCTTTTGTTTCTTTAATTGCAGTTCAATCATTTTTAATTTTTTATCCATCTTTGCAACTTTTGCATCAAGATTAGTTTTTAACATTGTGCCTGCAACTTCAAAAACTCTTCCACTATAACGACTCTCTACATTCATACCCAAGTCCATTAAGTCATCGTATGCTTGCATTGCTTTATCAGCAACTTCGTTTAGTTCAGCATCTGCTGCATCTCCTAAACCTTTTACACTTGGCAAGGCTGCTGCAATTTTATCTAATTCTTCAATGTCTCTAAAGGATGCTTCTTGAGCTGTAATAGCTTCAGACTTTTTATCCTCTGCTTCTTGAATAAATTCTTTTGCTTCAGGCAAGTTTAGTAAATCTTCTAATTTTTTAGTCATGTTATTATCCGTAATATGCTACTATTATTTATGTAATAATATTAACCTCTACGGCCTGTATGGAAAATATCATTTTCTGTTACAATTCTAAAGGTAATGCCTTGTTGTTTACAATAAGCATATGCTGCTGCCCATTTAGCTTGATTTAATATAACATGTGCTTGATCACGTTTATTACGTTTTGCTTCTTTCATACTTGTTTGACTAAATGGCTTAACTTCAATTAGTTCTACGTGCTTTTTACCTTTTGCATCAGTGTACACCATAAAAAAGTCAGGAACATATATTGTTTGTTTTCCTGTAAATGGATTTCTATAAGGTATTTTTACAGCTTCACTTGCCCACTTTTCAACACTAGGATGTTCGTCACAAAAACGCATAAAAGCAAACTCCCAACTACTGCGGTAAGTTGGCTGCCTATTTGCCATATATTTTTCTGGATTTTTTAGCGTATATTTGCCTTGTGCATACTTGGCCATTATACCATAATATTTCTACTTGCTAAATTATCAGTGTTTGCTGTATCGACCGATTTGTATCCTAACTTGCTTATATTACTTCTATTAGCATTTAGGATAGCAACTATTAAACTTGTTAACTTAACTTTGTCGTAACCTTTTAATTGATCAAGCAAATCCATTACATTTGCATTATCAACTTTTGCTTGTGTTAGTAATACACTAGCTACACTAGTTGAAGCAAGTTTATCAAAGCCTCTGTTTTCAAAGAATCCAACTACTGCGTCAACTTGGTTACTTGGAAAACTTAAACTTTCTTTTTTTGTATTAAGAAATTTTTCTTTTGATGCCGGTATTGAATCTTGTAAATTTATGTCTGTAGTTGAAAAGTCGCTCATTGTTATGATCCAAATGTTTTTGATTGTGCTGTTGTTATATTTTTATTTCCACTTGACGGAAACTGATTATTACCAATAGCATCTACTACAATATCTTCTGCACCACTAATTACTTCAGTAACCAAATTGTTAAATGATAAATTTTTAGCATTTTTAAAGGTATTTGCACCGGTAATTAATGCAGCTAATACATTACCTGATTGCAAGTTTTGCACAGTAGCACTTGTTCCGGCTAATACACCGCCTGTGCCAAAAAAGCTACTTGAGCCACCACCTGCTATACTGTTAGGACTAGGAGCAGTATCGTAGCGTCCTTCGCCAAATGTAGCAGGAGCAATTCCAACTTGTGTATAGTTACGATCCATTATAACCGATTCGTAACTAAAACGCATTCTGTTTTCACTAAAACTAGTTGCTGATCTTTCTACACTATTGTGATCCCAACTATCGATCAAAGGATTAATATATGTAAAACTTGTATTTGTTGGTTTACCGTCTTGTGGATGTAATTGAAATACTTGTATGCTTGTAAAAAAGTTTGCAGTTTTGCCTGGTCTGTCTAATCCAAATCTATTATTGAATACTTGTCCTGAACCGTATCCTGTATTCTTATTGCCTTCACGTTCGTAAGCTGGATCTTTGATATTAGGTGCTGTACCATTACTCGATACATGCGATGCATCGCTATAATAATAGTTAAAATAACTTTGCCATAAAAAGTTACTAATACCTGCGTTATCATCAATCCATGTCATATTTGCAGGTTGATAATCTACACTAGTTTGTGTAACTTTTTTTCTATTATATTGATTTATAGTAGCAGTATTAACATTATAAGACGGTAAATCAACTGCAGAACATAATAGATTTATTTCACGTTTTATAAGATTACTAAATGCGCCAAAATTTACCAAGTCAATTTCTGGATTGATATTGAGCACAACATGATAGAGATGGTCAAATTTTGGAGCAAGCCTAAAATTTCCATCTACAAAAGTTTTTGATGCATGTGAATAGTCGCCGACAGTGCCTTTCGGACTAAGTGCGCCGCTAAACAAATTATCAAAAAAACCATTAAAAGGATTAGCCATATTGTATTTATCCTATTCATAAACTACGCATAAAATAAAAGGGAGTATAAAATATACTCCCTCTATTATAATAGCAATCTGTAATTTAAATATTAACCGCCACCAGTTACGTTTGTACCTAGTGTTCTTCCAACTGCTGTTCCTACACCAGTGTTTTCTGGAGTTTGGATAGCGTTGTCGTATTGCATACTTAGTGTAATATTTACTGGTTCATTGTTTGCATATGCAAGTGAGTTATAGTTTGCTTCTGTTATAAAGCAACCGTAACATTCCCAAGTTTCTAATACATTTACACCTGTTGCGCCGTTGCCGCCGTCTAAGATTTCAATACGTGTTACATACTTGTAGTCTTGACCGGAGTTAGCACTTGCTTGCTCCATAAAGTCAAATTGCTTCTGTAGTTGTTCACCAACTAATTTTTGTACGTTATTATTAACGTCTTCACGTAAGTTAAGCGTGATTGGTGCCCATGTATGCTTACCTGCTAGGTAAACTTTACTGTTATAAATTGGTATTTCCATTGGATCAAAAGAAACTGTTGGACGAGTAATGTCCATAACTTGTTTTGTAAGTTCTGTTGTAGGAGTTGACACTCCAAAGTTTTCTAATGTTACACGGAAACGGTATTGCAGTTTTGGCATTAACAAACCTTGACTGCTTGCACTGTCGTTGGTTGCTAATGGAACTGTTAATTTTGATAATGATGAGATTGCCATATGTTACTCCTATTCACAAGTATTTATCATTTGTAGGGGATTATTATTAACCCCCTACTTTATGATATTATAACCCGGAAATTTCTCCTGTATTTTTAAGACGTAGCGGAATGTAAATAAATTCTACTGCTTTTACTGGTTCAATAGCAATATCTACATATAGTTCGTTTCTGTCAATTCTTGCTGGTGTGTTGTTAGTTTCATCACACACTACTAAGTAGTCAAAGATTGCTCTAAGTCCAATTAGTTCTACCATTAAACTTTCAACCTGTTGTTTGATTTCATCACGGGTGATTTTATCATTTGGTTCAAAGATATATGGTTTTGCAAGTTTCTTAAGTTGACTACGTAAATACACAGTTAAACGTGCAACATTTACACGATCCAATGCACTTGCATTTGCTGCTCTAGTTTTTTGACCAAATACAACAAGTCCGGCACCGTTAATAAATGTAATTGGGTTTACATTGTTTGAGTACAATGTATCACGCTGTCCTTCATTAAGTGCAATACTTTGGAATTCGCCTTCTGCATTAACAAATCCACTTGCTGTTGCGTTAGTTACGCTACCACGTCTTGTACCTGCTGGTGCAAACCATGGATAAGCAACTTGGTCATTTAATGCAATAGTGCGTAGTGCCATATGTGAACTTGGAACAACAACATTGTTACCTGCGTTATCACTTGTAAATCCACTTGGATAGTAAACACCTAAGTATTCATCTCTACTTACTAGTCCGTTATCGTTGTCTTCAACTGCTAGGTTAGCATTGCTTGCCCAGTTTTGTAAATCAGTTGTTTTAGACGCTAATCTAAATGGTGAGTCACCTACAACAAATGCAGTTAAACCTCTGTCATTGTTTAGTGTATTCATTTCTCCAATTAGTTCTGGATAACCAGGTGATGCAATTAAGTTAAACACTCTTGATTCGTCATCACGTATATCGTCATTGTTGTTAACTGCTGCTTGTAGAGCTTGAACAATAACTTTACGTTGTGCTTTACGTCCAAATGATCCACTGCCGTCTACATTGTTTGCAGATTCAGTTACCCAACGATTGGCATAGTAACCACTCATTGAAGCATCGCCTTGTCTTGCATTAAGTGCTGTAGTATCAATCCAATTACGCTCGTAACGCTTAACATTAAATCCACTTCTACGTGTATTCCAAAGTATCATACCTTTTGGATAAAGTGATGGATCTGGAGCATCTGGATCTAAGTAATCACTTACTACCATATTCGAAATGTTCCCTGCTGTAGCACTATTTGCACCAGTTGTATTGTAACGAGCATCAGCAAATAGTACACCTGCTTCAGTTGTTTGATCAGTGTTATCTAGTAGTACCCATTTAGTAGTATCACCATTGTATTTGTATACTTGTGGATAATTTTCTAAATCTGCTGTACTAATCCAAATGTCTCCATTTTGAATAGCTGTTGCATTATCGCTCTGTTTTGTTGGAGCTGCTGCTGCTACAATCGGACCGTTTTCGTCTAGCACACTATTTGCGCCAACTTGTCCGTCGCCTTGGTGATCAAAGTTGTTGTAACCAACCCATGTTGTACCATTGTGAATCATAATATCAACTTCATCGACAACACTACTATACCATAGCGCACCAGTTGCTGGTGTTGCTGTTGGAGCAGTTGCTTTTGCTGTATATGTTAGTACATTCCAATTTGATGCCATAAACTCTTTTGGGTTTGTAGCTGCATCAGTGCCTGGTCTAAAATATAGATTCGTAGTTGAAGCTGGGTTAGTTGATACAAACGGTGTAAAGATGTTATCTAGTGGAGTATTTGTACCTTCAACTAAACGAATTTCACCGCCATTAGCATGTGACATAACTAGTTGGTTTTTGCTATTTACTGTAGCACTTACATTTGTTAAACCTACACCGTTAATTGCACCTGCCATTACATCGGCGTCTGTAGTTGCGCCTGTTGCAGTAAATGTTACTGTTACTGGGCTTGACATACTTGCACTGCCTGTAATTGATTCGCTTACAGTAAATGTATGCGATGCTGCTGTAAATGTACTTGCTGTAATTGCAGCACTTGTGACAGTAGTTGCGCCTGTGGCTTGTCTTACCATAAGTTGTACTGAACCACGTGGACGAGTATCTTCGGCTACGTTTGTTCTTGCATATACTGCGCCAATAGCAATACTTGCTCCGCCACCAGTTGTATCAATTGATGCAATTGCTGTGTGGTTATCACTATGTAATGGTGCTGTAACAGTTGTCCAACTGTCTGCTGATGCACTATACTGCTTTACACTGTATGCTGCGCCTAGATTTGGATTAGTTGACTTTAACCAAACACTACCTGTTGGGCGTGGTAACGAATCTCTACTTTTCCATTCTGGTACACTAGTATGTGGAGCAATAGCGTGTTCTGGTGCTCTAAATGTGCCTGGTGTAATTCCAAAATCAGTTAATACAGACGATGTTTCACTTAGTACAACACTTTGTGAGCCTGCTGAACCGTTATAAAACAAGTTTAGTTTGTTACCTGTTGAAGTAGCACTAATGCCTGCAGTTTGTGCGCCGGCATCGGCATTGATATCGCTAACTACTTGGTTTAATGTTGTACCGGTAGTAGTAACAGTTGTTGGTGTTCCGTCAATTGTAAATACAATGTTGCCTGTTGCGCTTGGTGTCGATCCTGCTGTACCTGCTGCAAATGGCCAACTAGCAATCCATGCATTTGAACCTACTTCTACCCATGCGCCTGAAGAATTTTTATACCATAGACGATTTGTATTTGTTACAGCAACAATAGCATAATCGCCAATTGCGCCTACGCTAGTTTTTGGAGTAAAATCTGATCCGCCGTAATCAACAACTTTTGAAGTATCAGTAATTACTGTTGGAACTTTGTTTACAAAACTTTGTCCGTTAGTAACACTAGCAGCTTCGCCGTTCCATTCAAAAATACCGTATTTTGTATCGTCAGTGTCAAACCACCAAGAACCATCAGCAGGATCTCCAGCAACTTCAGTTGCACTGCCTGTTAATTCGCCAAGGTCTGCATCGGCTCTTACAACATATGCTCGATTGGCTACGCCAAGATAACTGTATGCTGCCTGTAATCCGTATTCGTTTTGTTCACCTGCGTGAATCATATTGTTACTTGCATCTGAATAAAATAATGCATCGCCAAACGTTTCTGATAATTCACGTTGTGAACTCATCAAGTATACTTTACCTGCGTTTGCTTTCGTTGTACCAGGTGCAATGCCAGTGCCTCCTGGATTCTTTTTATTTTGCTTTGTAGCAATGAAAATTAGTGGTGTTGTGCCTGGTTCTGCCGGAGTATAAAAACTCTCGTCAATAACGCTAACCTGAACACCTGGTGATGTTAATGCCATTTTGTATTTCTCCTCATGGGTATTTTTGTTGCTAGTAATATTTATCTATACACCTGCAAAACACCGGTTTTTAGCCGTTATCTGGTAGTTTAATGGTTGACAATCTTATAAAATTGTTATACTATACAAGTATGAAGAAAAAACTATTAGTTATTGGTCACGGACGACACGGTAAAGATACTGTGTGTGAAATACTTCGTGACGAGTTTGGTTATACTTTTGAAAGTAGTAGTCAATTTTGTAGTAAACTTTTTATCTATAATAATTTAAAAGACAAGTACAATTATAATAGCGAAGAAGAATGTTATGCAGATAGGCACAACCATCGTAAAGAATGGTATGATGCTATTTGCGATTATAATGTAACTGATGGTGCTGCTTTAGGTAGAGAAATGTTTGCCGAATACGATATCTATTGTGGGCTAAGAAATAAACGTGAATTTTTTGCAATGAAAAATACAGGAGTATTTAATTATGCTATTTGGGTTGATCGTAGCAAATTTTTAATGCCTGAATCAAAAGACTCTATGAGCTTAGAACAATGGATGGCAGATTATACCATTGACAATAATGGTACATTAGAAGATTTAGTGTTTAACACTAGACAGTTAATGGGATATATTACCCAATAACAAAACTATAACCAGTACCGCCTGCAATTCCTAATGCAACTTCGGCTTCTAGTTTTTCCATTTCGGCTTGTGCCTCAGCTTTTAAACTTGCACCATTTAAACTAGTTCCGCCTTGTGGTCCGGCAATAGTAGCAAATTTTTCTCTTGCTTCACCTAGCATGTATTTGCAAGCTGCAAGTGTATAATCTTTAATCCATTGTTTAGCACGATAATCGCTTAGTAACTGACCATCTGGTCTAAAGTTATAACAGAACATTAACACTTCTTCAACATTTGTTCTTGGACGTTGTAATATTGTTAATTTTTTAGTTGTACTATTCCACGTAAATTCAATAAACGATCCAAACATTCTGCCTACTAATTCTTGACGTTGAGCAAATAATTCGTAAGATGCTAGTCCACCAACACCGCTGGCTGCTAGTAAGTATGTATTTGTATAAGCAAGATTAAACGGTTCAAACAAACTTCCGCCGTCACCTCCGCCTGTGCGTGATCCAACACTACGTCTGTATATTTGACGAACTTCTTCAATTTCTTGCGGAAGTACATATTCGTTTTGATCTTGTACTAACTTAAGAGTTACATAACTTTCTTCAACGCTATGCTCAGTTCGTTGTCTGTATTTTGATAATGATTTTGTAAGTGCTGCTTCGTAGTGAACTGGGTCGAGTTCTACGTCTACCATGCCGCCACCGAGAAATGCATTTACATAATCAAATACTTCTTGTTTTTGTGTTACTAAATCAGCCATTTATAATCTCCACTAGTATTTATCAGCAGGATAAATATACATATGCCACGCTTATCTTTATATAGACCAAATAAAACAAAAGATTACGAATTCCTAGATAAAGTTATCTACGAACAGTTTTCAATTGGCGGAACAGACATAAATGTTCACAAGTATCTTGGACCGGAAAATCCTACCGATGCTGATGCAACAGCATCCGAGCCACAATACAATGCAGTAAAAGAAACTAACATACAAGACATGTTGTTCTTAGAAAACCGAGATCGTAAATACGATCCAGATGTTTATAATATGAGGGCAATATATAATGTGTCAGATACTGATTTTAATCTAAGTCAATTTGGATTATTTTTACAAAACGACACACTGTTTATGACAATACATATTAATAGTAGTGTAAAAACATTAGGTAGAAAAATACTATCAGGTGACGTTGTTGAATTTCCACACTTGATTGACGAATATGCATTAAATGATTACAGTGTAGCATTAAAACGATTTTATGTAGTTGAAGATGTAAACAGAGCAGCTGAAGGATTTAGTCAAACCTGGTATCCTCACTTGTATCGTGTTAAACTAAAACAAATATACGATGGGCAAGAATTTAGCGACATATTAGATTTACCAGCAGGCGATGATGCTGACAACACATTACGTGATGTATTGAGTACATTTGAAACTGAAATGCAAATTAACAATGCAGTTGTTGCACAAGCTGATGCTGACTCTGCAAAAAGTGGATACAATACTAGCAACCTTTATACACTACAAGTTGATAACCAAGGACGTCCAGAATTAGTTACTACTGATACTAGTGAGCTTGATGCATCTCAAGCCGATATTCTAGCTGATAGAGTTTCTCAAACTCCTGCTAGAGAAGGATATCAAGGATATTTACTAGGTGATAATATTGCTCCAAATGGAGAATCTTTTGGCAGTGGAATACTATTTCCTAATTCTGCACAAACAGGAGATTATTTTTTACGAACAGATATGATGCCAAACAGATTATTTAGATATAGTAACAATCGATGGATTAAAGTTGAAGATGGTGTTAGAATGACACTAAGTAATACTGATTCACGAACAACACTTAAAACTGGGTTTGTTAATAATTCAACTACCTCTACTATTGGCGGAGAAGCAGTTGTAGAAAAACAAAGTTTATCTAAAGCACTCAAACCGAAAGCAGATAATTAATGCAACATTTTTACGATGGACAAATTCGACGTTACATTACGCAACTAGTACGTCTGTGTAGCGGATTTCAATGGAAAGATAGTAGTGGCGGATTACGAAGTATACCGGTAAGTTACGGCGATCTAACAAGACAAGTTGCTAATATAATCAAAGAAAACAGTGAAAATAAAATGCCAAGTGTACCACGTATGGCTGTGTACATTACTGGGTTGGAACTAGACAGAGAGCGTTTAGCAGATGCTACTTATGTTGAAAAAGTTAATATACGTGAAAGAGCGTATGACGAAGCAGGCAACGAATACCTTAATACACAAGGTAAAAATTATACAGTAGAACGCATAATGCCTACTCCATATATGCTACGTGTTAACGTTGACATTTGGAGTAGCAATACAGATCAAAAACTTCAGATTATGGAACAAATATTATCATTGTTTAATCCTAGTCTTGAAATACAAACAACAGATAACTATATTGATTGGACTAGTTTAACTAGTGTATACTTAGAGCAGATTAGCTTTTCAAATAGAACACAGCCAATCGGTGTTGACAGTGAAATTGATGTAGGCACATTAAGTTTTAGTACGCCTATCTTTATATCGCCACCAGCTAAAGTTAAGAAGTTGGGTGTTATTACACAAGTTGTTGCTAACATATTTGACGAAACACGAGGAACAGTTGACTTAGGAGATACAGTTCCTGAACTTAGTTCTTATGCTGATACTCCAATTCCGTTAACTAGAACTACTACTGTAAATAGCGATCCAGAAACAAAAACTGATATTACAGCTAATATTAATTCTAGAGGTACAGTTTCTGCTACATATCAAAACTTTGGAGTATATATTACAGGTAATATAGCAAGGCTTGTAGACAAGCGTGAAGTGGGAACAACTAACTGGAACACTGTTATTGAATCGTATCCAGGAACATATACTGCTGGATTAAGCCAAATACGTTTAAGAACTGAATTAGGTAGTTTTATTGTAGGACAAATTACATTAAATCCGATGGACGAAACACAGTTAACAATAACATGGGATAGTGATACCTTGCCAACTGGAGATGTAGTTGTAGGACCAGCACGTAATAGCAACAGTTATACAAGTTTTGACAAAATTGTTGAACCGCAAAACTACAATCCAACTGATGATAAAGTTGCAGGATTTAGAATACTTTTATTGCAAGCAATTAATACTAGTGAGAACGTTGGTGGCAACGTTGGCGATACACCCTATAATTTTGTTTATGACGGTCCTGATGCTTGGAAAAACAATGACGGAAGTGATTTTGTAGCAAATGCTAACGATGTTATTGAATGGGATGGCACTGCTTGGCAAACTGTAATTGATTCAACTGATAGTACAAACGGCATTAATCAAAAGAATTTAGCAACAGGTGTAATTTATACATGGACAGGCGAAGACTGGATTAAAGCCTACGAAGGCGAATATTCACATGGTACATGGCTAATACTACTTGATGCATAATTATATGTATGAGCAAGATTATATGTAGCGGTGCGCTGTTTTATACACTAGACACTAACAGATTTTTATTCTTACATAGAGTACAAAGTAAGAATAAAAATGTTTGGGGATTAGTTGGTGGTAAAAACGAAAAACAAGAAACGCCATGGGAAGGATTGCAAAGGGAAATATCCGAAGAAATTGGATCTCTACCCGATATTGTAAAACTTATTCCGTTAGAAACATTTGTTAGCAATGATGATAATTTTAACTTCCATACATATTTGTGCGTAATTAAAGAAGAATTTATTCCGCAATTAAATGACGAACATGACGGATATGCTTGGGCAACTTTTAATAAATGGCCAAAGCCGCTACATAACGGATTGGCAAACACACTTCGTAGTAAAACTAATCAACAAAAATTACAAACTATTTTTGAACTTATCAAATTCATTGCGTAACCAATTAAAGTCATTAATTTTTACTAGAGCTTCTAGTTTACCTCTATTATATTCTCCGTATTTTTTGCCGTGATTAGCACCGTTAATCGCTGCATCGCCAAACTGTTTGTCTTTTCCTCTAGTACACCAAGCCTTTAATCTAAATTCTGTTTCTTCGTCTAATTGACCGTCAATTGCTCTTGACGCAAGTTTTACACATTCTCTAAATGCACTACGCCATGTACTAAATTCGTCTGTGTTAAATTTAGTTATATTACTAATACGATTGATTGTTTTAAATAACGGACTAATACTAGTTGTCATATCTGGTTTGCTAGTATCCATATTTAATGTAAGTTCTCTTGGAAGTAATTTTACAGCACCATATCCGTATATCAATCCGTTTACTGGATTTTGTGATTTCCAAACATGCACAGTTTTTCTACTATCAGGATCGTATGCTGGTACGTAATAATCAAAACTAAAGTTTTCGACTATTTCAGCATCGGCATCAACTATCCAAATCATGTCAGTTTTACACAACTTTGCAGCCTCAATGTGTGCTGCGTGAATACCCTCAACACCGTGTATGCGTTTAGCACGAGGAAATTTATCAGTTAGTAATTTATAATTATTATCTGCATGTTCTTCGTCTTTGCTAATAAACACAATATCATAAAGTGTAGGTGTGCTTGCAACTATATCATACTCTTTTTTATTGGTTAAGAAACGCATATCAATTTCACGCTGTGTAACTGGACTAGCTTTACTAATTAGACTTATTCCATCTCTAGCATTGCCATTTAAAAACACATGATTTGTTTCTCTTTCAAACCATTGATTATGTGTAAAATATAAATCAAACTTAAAATCATCGCTTACGTTCACTTCTGGCGGAATCATCCAAAACATTTCTGTTGTAGATTTCTTTAGAGCATTTTCGTAATCTTTGTATGTGTTGATAACAAACTTTTCGTATTGTACAGGACCACTAGCAATAATATTGTGTTCTTTTCTACGGGCAATTAATCTGTGTTCAATTTCTTTTTCAGTTAATGGATTGTGTTTAGTACACAAGAACAATCCATTATGATAATCGTTGCCGTCTACTCTGTGTATAAATGTATGATTTATTGTTCTATCATAACTGTTGTGTCTACTATAGTATAAACTTAAATCAAAGTCTTTGTTAATTTTAATGTTTGACGTTGTTGCCCAGAACATTTCCGAAGGCGATGTATCATACGCATTAAGATAATCGTCATACGTTTCAATATTATAAATTGGAAATGGCTTAGGATTGCTTACAATAATATCATGTTCTTTTCGATGGGCATACCAACGGTGATTAATTTCTTGCTCTGTCACAGGAGAATGTGTTGAAAACAATGCAACCCCGTCCCAGTGTTCTCCATTTTTAAAAATATGTGTAATATTTCTGTCGTAAGTATTATCATGTGTAAAGTACAAATCAAATTCAAAATTAATATCAACTTCGATATCACTAGGTATTGCCCAAAACATTTCAGTTTTTGAATTTTGCATGGCTTCCAAATAGTCGTTATAATTGTTTATAACAAACTTTTGATAGTTTACTGGAAAACTTGCAACATTATCCCAATGCTTTGCTTTTACTAAATGCCTATGTTCAATTTCTTTTTGTGTTACAGGTGCATGTTTACTAAACAAAAACATACCATTTCTTAGTTCAAAATCATCAACTAAATGTATAAATGTATGATTAATATTTCGATCATAAAAGTTATCATGAGAAAAATAGTATTCACTTTCGTCAAATTCTGAAATATCAATGTTATTACTATATCCCCAAAACATTTCAGTGTCGCTGTTTTCCATTGCGTCAAGGTAATCATTATAAGTTTCAATAAGAAACATATTGTAGATACATTCTTGACTAGCTTCGGTATCCCAGTGTTTAGCATCTACTAAATGTCTATGTTCAATTTCTTTTTGTGTTACTGGTTTATGTTTACTTAATAAAAATACTCCGTTGCGTGTTTGTTGACCTTTTGCGTTATGAATAAATGTATGATTTTGAAATCTATCGTATGTATTGTAATGATCAAATGCTAAATCAAAATCATAGTTGTCGATATTAATATTACGGCTTACAGCCCAAAAAAGTTCAGTAATACTTTCGTCCATTGCTTTTAAATATTCATCGTATGTATCAACAAAACATATATCGTAGTCGCCGTATGAGCTTGCTACAATATCCCATTCTTTTGCATTTACAATATGTCTGTGTTCAATTTCTTTTTGTGTAACTAGTGCATGTTTACTAAACAAGAAGTATCCGTTGTAGTCAACGTTGTCGTACCCTTGATTTAAAAACGCATGATTAACTTTTCGGTCATAATTGTTATTGTGGGGGAAATACAAATCAAAATCAAACCCATCATAATCTTTTAAGTTACTTCCAACTCCCCAAAACATTTCAGTTTTAGAATTTTCAAGTGCATACAAGTAGTCGTCGTAGGTGTCAATAACAAATTTATTATATACAATTGGAGTACTACCTACTATACTATGCTGTTTCACTTTTACTAAGTGTCTGTGTTCAACTTCTTTTTGTGTAAGTAGGGAATATTTGCTACATAAAAATAATCCATTAAACAAACAACCGTCATCGTCAACTTTGTGTAAAAACGCATGATTTATATTTCGGTCGTATGTGTCTGTATGACTAAAAACAAAATCAAAATCAAAAGATGCCGTATTAATATTTCTACTACTCATCCAAAACATTTCTGTTTTAGAGGTTTCAAGTGCATACAAGTATTCGTCATACGAGTCAATTTGAAAATACTCATACGGTGCAGGTATACTGAACACTGTATTGTGTTCTTTTCTATTTACAGGATGCCTATGTAAAACTTCATTTTCAGTAAGTGTAATTTTTTTAGGTATAAGAAAAACGCCATTGAAACATATTTTGTTATCACAGCTATGTAAAAATGCATGAGTTTGATTTCTATCAATTATATTGTGATGACTAATATAAAACTCGTCTAAACACTTTTGATATATTCTAAGTTGTGGGCTACTCATCCAGAACATATCAGTTGTTGATTTTTCTTTAGCTTCTAAATAATCTTCGTATGTTTCTATTTCAAAATAATCAAATGTTTTTGGAGTACTATAAACTATGTCATGTTCTTTTTTTTCTGAATAAAAACGATGTTCAATTTCTTTCCTAGTAATTTCTATATTTTTACTGCATAATGCTACACCGTCATATGTGTCGTTATTTTTAAACACATGTGTAATATTTCTATTATATATATCGTGGTGAGAAAAATATAAATCTAGATCGTTTGTTAATTTTACATCATCTGGAATACTCCAGAACATTTCTGTTTTACTATTCTTCATAGCACGTTTGTAGTCAGAATAGTTGTTTACTACAAACGTATCAAACTTTTTTGGCAGACTTGCTACTACCTCGTGTTCTTTTTTTACTCCTAAGAATCGATATCTAAATTCACGCTCACTGATTCTACAATGCTTACTTAGTAACATAACACCGTCGTAACTATCGCCGTTTAAAAACACATGATTTATATGTCTGTCATACTGATTGTTGTGAGGTATATACATAAACTCAAATTCAGAATTTACATCTACATCGTCAGGTATCCACCAGCACATATCAACTTCTAAATTATTAATAACATCAGTATATTCTTCATATGTACTAAATGAATATGTAGGAAACGGTTTTGGTCTACTTGCTAGAATACTAATTTCTTTTTTCTCTGCATAAAATCTGTGTAGTAATTCGTTGTCAGTTGGTGTATAATTTTTTGGAGCAAGAATGATTCCGTCTTTGTTTTCTTTGTCGCCATTACGAAATACGTGTACATATTTTTGACTCCAGTCGTCTGGCATATATGTAAACTTAAAAAATTCACTTACTTCAACATCATTAGGAACTAGCCAAAACATATCAGTTGTAGATTTTTTCTGGGCTTCTTTGTAGGACATTCCTCTAAAAACATCAAATGATTCTTTGCCTGCAAGTACATCATACTTTGCACAAATATGCTTTTCTTCAAATATATCTGTATAAGGCTTTGTAGGTACTAGTTTTACTTTTTCCCAACTAAGTATTCTTTTACTGCGTTTGTATACATATGGAAATTTATATTCGCCAAGTTTTGTAGGTTTAAAATGCCACGGAAATGTTCTAAGTGTTTCAATACGTTTGTCTATAATCCAAACATAATCGTAGTCTTTGTATTGCTCAACAATACTATAATCTGTTGTGTCATCGGTGTAGTGTTTTGGATAACTGTGCAAAAAATGATTTTTTAAAACACTTTGTCCATTATAAACTGTTCTACTTCGTTGTTCAAATCTGTCAAATGCTCTCATAATTTAAAACTCTTGGTTCCGTAATGCGCAACATTTTTACTTAGTGTTGCATCTATATAAATGTCAAACCCTGCATCGTTTGCATTTTTGCAAAAGTATATATCCTCTCCCATTAGCGACTGTGATTCTTTGTGTTCAATATATTGATGCCACGGCCAATCTAGATATTCGTATACTTTTGTGTTTACTAACATACACCCCATACCAACTGCCCAAACTTTGTGCAGTCCTGTTGACTCATTTAGTCTTAGGGAAAAGTCGTTAGGATCTGTAAATGCTACACTTTGATAAGGTGGCATTCTTGTACTGTAGCTCGCAGCTACAATTTCTTTATTATGTTTTAATAATTGCAATGCTGTGTTTTCAGGAAGATGCATATCGCTGTCTAGCCACAAAATATGAGAACACTGTTTTTCAAGTGCTTCTTTTATCAACCGATTACGTTGTTGAGGAATTACAGTACCTAAATTAAGTAATAATTCGCAATCAACTGTTTTTGCTATCTTTGCTAAAGACAAGGCAAATCCCGCATGGACAAGATCTCTTGCCGCAACACATATTGCGATTTTCATTAAGTAATAGTTTCTGAAATAGTATCTATATTAAGATTTGCTTCTGCTGCTACTGTTTGATCATTGAGTTGGCGTGCTTTTGCTACAGCAATTGAAACAGCTTCGCTAAAATCTTCTTCTGATAACGAACTCATAACCACCATATTTTCAGGCTGTACTTTGCCAAGTGTTAGTAAATCAGCTGCTGCTTTGTGTGCAATTACATTAATCCAATGATATCTCTCGTCATCTTCTGGAATAACCATGTTGTCAATTGCTTCGTAAACTTCTTTGTATAGTTCTGCTTCAAGACCTAACAATTCAGTAGTGGCTTTTTTGCGTGTCTTTGTATAGTCATTTGCTAAGTCAATATTAATGACTTCGTATAAACTTTTCATATTATGCTCCTATTATGTTTATTGTCCACCAAATGTAGCACTCATTGCAATAGTTGTTCCTGATGCAATGCCTAAAAACGCTCCAAGACCAGACATAGTAATAGGCGTCGAAGAACTACCAAAGTAGTTCCTAATTTGCGACATTGTAATCGTTTCGCCTGTTGCTGGTAGTGCCATTTAATATCCTAATTACTTAATTGTAACACACTATTTAAATATGTCAAGTGTTATAGCCGAATAAATCCGGCTACAACCTATTTATCTAGAAGTTTTTTCACCATTTCCTTTAGTTCTGCAATCTCAGCTGCTTGTGCTTCTAGTTTAGCATCCTGTTCTTTGATTGCTTCAATAAACAACGGAGCTAGTTTTTCATACTTAACTGTTAAGTATTCTTCGCCACTAACACTATAAGATTCGCTTGTAGCACCACCAGTTTCGTCTTTGACCCAGTCTCTATCAAACGGTGCTGGTGCAACAGCTTGTGGTAGTACTTTCTGTACCTGCTGTGCAATAACCCCTGCTTCATTTTTTCTGCGCTCTGGGAAGAAGCCTACTTCTTCGACTTTGTCCATCCAATCATATGTTACACCGTCTAGTGATTTAACTTTATCTAGTGCGTTTTCAATTGGTTTGATGTTTTCTTTTAGTCTTTCATCTGAACCGTAAGCAGTGATCTCAGTACGTGCATTGATATTACCACCTGTGGTCATATTGTTATTAGTGAGGTTGATTTCTAATGGCCAACGACTGTCAACTTGTTCCCATGTTGTACTATCATTTCCGTTACCACGTAGTACGTACCAAATGTTACTGTTACAATGAATCATACTACTTCTATGATCAGTATCACGCAAATACACTGTTGGCGAACTGTTTCTAATGTACATATTGGAAGTTTGTGCTGTTGCACTATTACGTAAGAAATCTGTACTATCCAAGTTATCTAGTGTGTTAGCATTATCAGCTGTAACACCTGTTAGTCCACTACCGTCGCCATTAATGTTTGTAGCAGTAATGTTGCCGGTGATGTTAATGCTGCCTGCACCTGTTAGTGTACCACTGAAACTATCGTTAGTATCGCTACGTAAGAAGCTACCCGAGCTTACACCGTCTAAGTCATCTGCACTAAGTCCGCTACCTGCGCCGTCATTGCCGGCATGCCAAATCTTATAAGCAGTTCCGCCTACAGTGTATGTTAGACCATTTACACCACTGTTAATATCAACATACTCGTCTGTTCTATCATTGTACAGTCTTAGCGCACCACCATTTATGTATTGAATATACGCTCTGCGTGTACCTGCTTGATAGAAGCTCATATACGGATTACCAGTTGAA